AATCACTGGACCTACTGGACCTACTGGAACCACTGGAACCACTGGGCTAACAGGCACAACTGGTACAACGGGAACTACTGGACCCACAGGAATCACTGGTCCCACTGGCTGGACTGGACCCACAGGAATCACTGGTCCCACTGGCTGGACTGGACCAACAGGAATCACTGGTCCCACTGGCTGGACTGGACCAACAGGAACCACTGGGCCAACGGGCATAACTGGAACCACTGGACCCACAGGAATCACTGGACCTACTGGCTGGACTGGGCCTACAGGAACCACTGGAACCACTGGGCTAACAGGCACAACTGGTACAACGGGAACTACTGGACCAACAGGAACCACTGGACCTACTGGCTGGACTGGGCCAACAGGAACCACTGGGCCAACGGGCATAACTGGAACCACTGGACCTACAGGAATCACTGGACCTACTGGCTGGACTGGGCCTACAGGAACCACTGGACCAACTGGCTGGACTGGACCTACTGGAACTACTGGTCCAACTGGTTGGACTGGGTCAACAGGGCCCATCGGAACAGGACCGACGGGGCCAACAGGGCCAACTGGATCCACTGGTTTCACAGGCCCTACAGGCTGCACAGGGCCTGTCGGTCAAACCACCATGCTCACCCAAAATCCTACGACCACACAGACCTTTAGCACTACTGCTACAACGGCAGTACTGTGGGGAACAACGGTGGCTGCCAACAGTATTGGCTCGATTGGACTTGTCTATGCGGCAGGTGCCTATACCAATTCCACTCTCACTCCATTAGCCATTGGTGTGGACTACAACCTAGTATGGAATATATCCACGACAGGTATCACCTACATTAATGTTGCAGGAACCAGTTATGGTGTAACACAATATAGTTGCAATGTCTTTTCCAATTCAGCCACATTCTTACTGGGGGCAGGACAGTCATTTACGGTCTATGACCAGAATTCCTCCACTGGAGCGGTATTGCAGACGAGTTCCACGATTGTTATCACGGGACTCACGGTGGGACCACAGGGTCCTACTGGCGCCATCGGCGCCACAGGTGCCAAATCGTTTATCATTGACCATCCCTTGGACAGAGATTCCTACTTGATTCACGCCTGTCTGGAAGGTCCTGAAGCAGGTGTCTACTACCGTGGTCGCACTGCCATTCTCGACAGGACTATGACCATTCGACTGCCTGCCTATGTAGAAACACTTGCGCACCAGTTTACTGTTCATGCCACTGCCGAAATAGTGGACATCATGGAAGAGCCTTCCTTTATTCACGTGGCTGTCTCTGCAGTACGCGATAGTCAATTCAAACTGTATGCCTCTGCGCCGTGCATTGTCAACTGGTTGGTCTTTGGCAAGCGCAGGGATGTGCAATTGAAGGTGGAGGCGAAGAAGAATGAGGTGGTGGTGTATGGAGATGGACCGTACAAATGGATGTAATCGGATGACTGTGTTATGATTATATAATATATCATAGTAGAACTATGTACAATTATATGATGTAATTTACTGCATATTGTTATTACTATGCATCTGCATTTTCGAAAAGATATCACCGATATCTTCCACTTCTTGTTTTAATTCTTCGCGCTTCTCTTTTAGCTCTTCACGGCGTTGGGCACGTTCATCGCGTGTCATTCTGTTCTCCTCTTTGATTGCATCTGCCAGCTTTTTCTTCGCAGCATTGAGTTCTTTCTTAACTGCCATCATTTCTTCTTTTTTTTGTTTTGCAGTGCGCATGTTTACATTGGCTGCGTTGCGTGCATTGGCTGCGTTTAATTGGAGAGGGCTCGGTTTACGCTGAACAAATCGATGGGTAATTCGTTTCTGCGGGCTACGATAACGATTCGGGTTACCCATTTGTGCTCTCTTATTCGCCATCTGTGGCGGGCTCATACTACGATTCGGATTACGATTGATGGACTTGGGAGCGCGTCTGGAACGAGTGCGGGTCGAACGAGTGCGGGTCGAACGAGCGCGGGTCGGACGAGCACGGGTGGATGGCTCATGCGTTACTTGAAACTTATTTGTCTGTTTTTTAGGTCGGTAGCTACGTCTCGGTGCATTTACCATGTTTGTATTTGATTCATGACTGCTCATATCTATCTATGCCTCACAAAATTGTGGAATGTATTCCAATATTGTATCGCCGTTTATGGCGATGGTCAGGTGGAGAGGTTAGACGCAATGAGTTACCTATACGTAGTGAGTCTTCTGAATTACTTGGCTCTACTAAAATTCCCCAGCGCCGCCATACCTCTTCTTTTCCAACCGTATACCGCCATGGAAAGTCCATGACCGATTTCATATGCTGCTTTACTTTCTTATTTTGCTCTATCATCCATGCGGACTGTTTTGCAATTAACGCGTGTAACTGTTTCATATTACCTTCTGATAAAAACCCTGCATACACCAGTTCTGCCCATGCTTCTGTTTCTGCTTCTACATGATCGATTCCATTCTCAGGCGTATCTAAACAACAGGCGTGCATTAACTCATGCAATAAGACGCGTGTTGCATCTTCTGCTCTGTAAATAAGAATGGTGGCATGATTACACGGGTATGTATATCCCCCATTGATATTTGTGGGCTGAATAGGTGCACTCCCTTTGGGAAATTGTCGTACTGTATCATTTGCTAAGAAAAAGATTTTGAAGGGCTCTGTATTCTTACCATTCTTCTCGGTATACATTCGCAGAATTCGCCCCCATAATTCCCATGGAATATTGCGATGATCCGTTGGCTTGTGATACACGGCATAGACTGTTCCATATGGGCAGCTAGCTACTGTCATATGCGACGTAGCATGGTCTAGACCATCTATCATTGCCTTTCGTAATTGCATGGGGTCAAATTCAGAGGGTGCATTGCATTCTTTTTTTAAAAAAAGCATGTCACTCTCTGGACATGTGGGGAGTATTTTCCATGTGGGTGGTACTTTTGTAAATTCCTTCTTCATACATTTCTGAATTGCATCGAGTAGCATTCCTATTTCAGTTTGACAAGTTCTTCTTGGATACATTCTTCTTGGATGCGTTCTTCTTGGATGCGTCCTTTCTGGATGCATTCTTTCTGGATGCATTCTTCTCTGGATTTATAAATCTGTCTAGCCAATTTCAAGTGTACATGCTCCCATAAAATCGGAATACGATAGGATGTGACAAGTACCCATCCAGAGCCTGATTCTGCATTCCATAAGATATTCATTAATGTACCCTTAATGGGTGGGGTAATCCATTCCGTATCATGGATAGCCAGAATCCAGTACATAATCACGTCAGTCCATCGCAGATTTCGCTGCAAACAGACATAAATCCAGTTACGAATGTCTGCAATTTTAGATGGACCCCAGTTTGTCGACCATTCTTGTAGTGTTTTCTTGAAAAATTCCAACCATACATTTTTGGGGTATAGTTGTGCCTTCGCTGTATAATTGGCGAGTAACATGTCTTCGCCTACCACTGGAATTTCAAAACAGAAATCACGTAGACGACCGCATAGGGGATATTCTGTTGTGAGCAGAATGGCAAACGTGGGATATTGCTCTAGACACTCTTGGAGCTGCAATACGGATTCATCCGTTAAGAAATGAGCATGATACAACACTAAATAGCGTGTTTGAATCGCAGATGCCATCAGGCATACATCTTGCTGTCCTGTCCAGCGGGTCAAAATAGACTGTAGAAACACTTTATCGGACATGGACATGGTGGCAGTATCATACCCTAGATGCAAATTAGACTCTTCGTAGGGAATGGTTTTTCCTGTAGCATCGTCGCTATCATCATCTGGGTCGCCCCCATTCACCTGTTTGTTTAGAAACCAGGTTCCCTTCTTAATCTCAAAGGGGAGGTCAATTTTATCGGCTTGTTTTTTTAAAAAATCGAGCAACTGTGTTCGTTTCCCTACACCTTTAGAACCCCTCCATGCATAACTGCACGGTTGTGCCATTGTTTATATATAGGGATTGTAACTTTTAGACCCCTGTTTCCGATTACACATCCTTGTTCATATTCAATGTATCGTACAACTCATACACTGTCTTTTTTCCCTTCTTCTGAAAATAAGACGGGATAAGAGCATGAACATAGAAATAAAAAGAACCAACGCCCATTTGATATGAATAAGACAGATTCTGATACACATGATTGAAATAGTCAGTAGTGCTGGTAGTATACAGTGACAGTGTATCATACACCGTCTTCAGTCGAAGGTTGCAGCGATAATAACATCCTGACATAGATGCGGCAATTTCATGTGCATTTGCTGTATTCATTGTGCTCATTATGATGGTAATTGGATAATACTGTTTAGACCCCTGAATGCAAACTACTAGTAAGGGTCTAAATACAAAGAAGCATTATAGAGTAACAATGATTCTGTCGATTCCACATCAAGTGTTTGATGTTAGTAATATACACTTAACCAATTTTATTCAAGATAAGTATGGAAAAACAATTGCACGACTCTCCTACAAGGATAAACTGATTGATTTCCATGATGTTAGTATTCTCTCACCTCCGTTACGTGTGATTGACTATAATCCTGATAATTCAAGGTTGCGACTTGATCTGTCTGAATTTATTAATTTTCAAATTAAGATGAGTACCCTGTATGAATATCTGATTAATACACTGTACATACATCAATCTAGTTTTTTAAATTATGAGAATGTGCCTCAGGAATATATTCGTCGAATGTTTTATTTTATCATTGATGGGTCTGTCTTGTCTCTGTATATCTATCCCACTGCGATTGTGATGAAACCATCCAATGTATACAGTCATGTTGCTGACCTAAAAACGGGTGATGTGATTCGTTGCATCATTCGGCTTCAGGGTATATCACAGGTGACGAATCGCAGTGATTTGCGATTACGGTTGCATCATTCAGTTCCTTCTATGTGGCAGTTGTAGGTGCCTTCACCTACGCCGCAACGTGGCTTACCCCCTGGTAGAATATAGTGCATACATTATTTTTATCTAGTTATACTAGATAGAAATAATGGTATAAGAGAGAGAGAGATACATTCAAACAGTGGCAAGATACATTTGAACAGGGGGCAAGATACATTCAAACAGTGGCAAGATACATTCAAACAGTGGCAAGATACATTCGAACAGGGGGCAAGGGGGAGGCCGCCTTCAGCGGAGGTCCCCCTCTATTTGGAAATCGCCGAAATCGCAATCGCGCTATACGAAAGACCAAAGGATAGACATGTCAAGATAAGTATGAAGTAAATTGCCATTTTGGGTTCCTGGATATAATACATAATGGATGCAACAAACAGTGCAAATGACCCTGCCAGGGTTAGCATCCAAATCTTTTGAATCTGGGGCTTAATGGTTGTCCAACTGTCACTACTTCCTATAAACTGCGATGTTAGAACAAATGAAGTGATATAGCATCCTAGTGCCACTAGTGTCGCCATGACAATCATGATTCGCTCGGGTGTAAAAAACCCAGAAAGGGAGGAGCCAGAAGAGGAACTAGAAGAGGCAGATGACGTTGCCGCGGCAGGTGATGAATTTGTTTTAACCGTAGTACCATTACCCGTGGAAGACATTCTACTAGTTATTCTTTTTATTTTATATGTAATGCATCAATCATATTTCGCACCTGTTTTGCTGGAAATACGATGGATGAAACTGGAGTTGCACCAAAATATAGCACCATCATAATCACTATCAATAACAACAATTGTCCACCTATCATCAAAATAAAATTAGAGCTAGAGAAATCATAACCTGTACATTGATCCGATGACATGGATTCTATCTCTATCTTCTTTTATTATCTCTAACTAGTACATGGGTAAACTAGGAAAGAACAAATCAATGAAAAAGAAGCGAAAGCTAGCATTGAATGAAATTAGCAAATGCCATCCTCGCATTCGTACCTCTAAACAACGATGTTTACCTGATACCGTATATTCAGAATTGTCAACGAAGCTAGGTGCGCCAAATCCTTTTGAGGCAGTTGGCTGTAAAAATGGAGAAGAGCACTGTTTACTGGACAAAGCACCGTTACAGGATGATGTAAAAAAACAACTCCGTAAACAGTATCTTCGCCCCTTATATCCCAACGCATGGGAAAAGAATCCCGATATGTGGTTGGATAATTTTAATATTATAAATGTAATGCGGCAATATGAACAGGCATACGACTGGTTTACTTTTTTGGGTGTGTTTCCCATCGATTTCTCTGCGCCCAATCCGTATCGGAAAAATGGAGTTCAAGAGTGTTTGTATAAAGAAACGTGCGAGTTAAACCTGAAAGCGGAATATTCTAAGGGTAAACGCGGCATCGGCATGGTGTTCAATCTGGACCCTCACTTTAAAGGAGGGAGTCATTGGGTTGGACTGTATATTAATCTCACAGACATTAAAAAACCGTTCATTGGCTATTTTGATTCGTATGGCTATAAAACACCTGCTCTCATTGCACGCTTAATGCGCTCTTTTCGCTTGCAGATTCCCACCTGTGAACTCGGATACAATGCTCGCCGATTTCAATTTAGTAACTCGGAATGTGGCATGTTTAGCCTTTATTATATTATTTGTATGATGCATGATATATCCTTCAGAGAATTCTGTAAGGATTCGGTGAACGATGCCTACATGTTGCAGCTTCGACAGATTTTGTTTGCCAGATAAGACGGCCCGATTCAGTCTAAAAGATAATGATACACTGTAGAGATAGTCATGTATCGCCCGGTTCAAATACAATCCCAAGAACCACCTGTCAGAAATGTGTTCTTTAGTGAAAAAAACTACAACACGCTGCAAATGGTTCTTGTTCAGGATTTTGAACAACGGAATGGGGCCCTGAATACCGCGCAAATGAACCGACTGGGAAAGACCCTGGACCATTATCTGAAGCAGGTCTATCAAAAACAGGGAGAAAAACCGCTACCCCTGTTGAATAAGGAAGTGCTCGGTACTTGCGCTAAGGATTTCTCTCAATACATGCAACGCAAAGAAATCGTGAAGGCGACGAATCCTGTGAAGACAGTAATGGATGACACTTTGTATCAGGATACTGCCCAGCGATTTGAACGCCTCGCATCCGAGCGCAATGAGGTCAAGGCACTGCCGCCTGGCATTCCTGACTTTCGCATTTCGCTGAGCGAAGATGGGCCGCCTGCGGCGGAAATGTTTGAACGGGCTAAGAGACAGCGCGAACTAGAGGCATTGCGAAATGCCAAGCAGGCCAATGAGATGGTCAAAGCAGAGGCAGGAGTGCAGGGGCGGGTGCTGGCAGATGCTAACTTTCGAGCCTTGCAAGACAGTCAAAACCGCAATACGGAACTAGCACTGGTGTCTGCACAGCGGATGGCGCTGGCGCCAGCCCAAGCCATCGACGCCACCCTCGTGGTCTTGCCCGACCGCCGCGACTTATTGGTGGGCGCAGTGGGCTCTTTTGATACCATGGTAGCCAAGAATCCGCGCGAACTTGGCCAGGCCAATAGCAATCCAACCACGGTCTATCCTGAGTTGGCATCCTCCAATGCACGACCTCTTCCCCAACAAAACGTGGTCCGCGAAGAACCTATTCTCAGTTACCGCGAAGTAGAAAACAACCTCTTTATCTATTCGGCCGACCGCGACTGGCTCCGCAATAACAAAGAGAATCGCTATCAATTCACAGTGAACTTTGACCCCGCCACTAATGGACAGAGCTTTGGCCCCTCCTTGGCCTCCCAGCAAAAATTTAAAAACATTGTACGTATCGAGTTGGTCAAGGCCATTATGCCAGGTGAAAGCTTGAATGTCACGGTGTACCGTACCCATGCAACAACGACAGATACGACCTATCAGGACAACATCTTGAATCTGCCTTATGTTATCGTTCGCGTGGCGGAGCTAGAAAATAATAATTACGGTACTGACAATTTTATCGACCGAAGTTTTGGAGTCCTGCAATACGATGCACAGTGGGTCTCGGACCCAACCCATCAGCACGCGGGCTCCCGTGGCTTTCTGGCTATGATTCCTAAATTCTTAAAATGCCAGAAAGAATATTATCCCACACCACTGTCCACGCTACAGAAAATGACGATTGACATTCGCCGTCCCAACGGTGAACTCGTTAGTGCCTCGCCTGATACCTTTGACATCGGTGGCATCCTGGCTCCGCAGAATTCCAATTCCGTCTCAGGAGCTACCTTCCCCTTTACCAATGCCATTGTCGCATCCGATACGCCCCTTAATTATAACATGATGGTCCCCGCGATCGATGGTTTTCCCGCCAATTTCTTCATCAACACTGCCAAATACTTTAGTAAGTTCGAGATGTGCGCGGGCGACCGTATCCAAATCAGTGGCTACACCTATGCGACCGAGACACTAGATGACCCTACCTATGGCTCGGCCCTACGTGACTTTTGTGCATGGGTTAACCGTCCTGAGGGACACATTGTACTTGACTTTGCTCATACGATTGCTTTTGACTTGTCAAATGTTACGAACAACATGCGCGATGGCTTTAATGATGTGGGGTATGCCAATTTTCTGATTATTCAAGCTCGATACAGTGACCCTACGACGGGCAATGTACAGTTGCAGCCGTTTGGTCCTAGTATTGGAGAAGCCCTCAATGCCTTTGGCACCAGTTTGCAGTCACCCGTTCGCCTAATCAATCTGAACAAGCAGCTGAATCTGGTATTTCGTATCGTGACACGGGAGATGGATTCGCTACCGCAACTACGCCCTGATAACAATTACTAGGCCGATGATTTGATAGGCTGATGATTTGATAGGCCGATGAATTGATAGGCCAAATTGAAATATGACTAAAAGAATATATATCTACAATAGATAATAATGTTATTCAACATTATATTATTATTTATTATAGTACTGATTTTGACTGTGCTTCTTCGATACAGTCGAAATCACACGGAACCATTGGAGACATTCTTTGATTTTCCGGATAAAAGCCATACCAACTACATAGAGGATTCTACCAATAAATTGAATCCACTGACGAATCTGATTAATCTTCCAAATCCGGCGATTGCTGTTACTCCGATTACTAAAAATGACATCAGTAGGGCCATTGGAAATCTGAAACAGAATGGCAGTACTCTACATCCGACTGTAAAATATCAAACTCCTGATATTTTGCCCGATGGCATGTTAAAAGCACAGCTCTGTCAAAAAGCAGGGCCTACCTGTGATGCCTTCGACGATCCCACCTTTGCCACCAATTGTGGAGTTAGTTTTGATATAAATGGTTCTGGCTCTGATGGAAAGCCACATATCGGTGGTCTATTTGTGTCATTTGACGATCGTGCCAAACAAACTGCCGCCGCCCAAAATGTACTGGATACCAATTCTGCCCCTTATGACCCCTTTAAAGTGTATCAGCCGACACTGGGCAAAGCTAAACCTGGTACATTTGGTATTACGAAAGATTCGTGCAAAGTTGTCAAGGAGAAAGTCGACTGTATGTCCAAAAAGACCTTCAACTCGCCGAACTGTACGCAGTGCTATACCTCTCAGGATTTTGCACGGGTGGGATCCGACACAAGGCGTATCACATCAAACCTGGTACTAACAGGCCGAGGAAATATTGGTATTAATAGTGGTGCGTATAAATTAATTTCATTGGCATCTCAGAATTTGGGTACCAACCCCATTCAAGTAAAAATTCCTGCCAATGCAGAAGGCAATGAATTTTTTATTAATATTAGTACTGTCAATAGCACTCTTCCTTATCTATCAGGATACATCCAAGGCGAAACCCCCAAAGGCACTTTTAAACTAGATATTATGCATTTGATTATCGCGGATAATATCACAGGAAGCAAACCACGATTGAATGGTACGAAATATGTCAATAAGTTTCGCTGCTTTTCGATTGTACCTGGGGCAGGAAAGGACCAACTGAGCCTACGATGCCTGATGCCCTTTTCTTTTTTAAGCATGTACGAGGGTGATGCCCTGACCTGTGATAATGGGCCCATTATCACGAAGGCGTCCTCGGCTACCTTTTTGGAATCGGACCCATGTTTTGGCAAGGCCAACCAACCTGGTAATTACAAGCTGGAGTGCCTGCAGACACGCTGGATGGAGCTGGGTGGCACCCCTGAAGGCACGGGTTATCCGAGTACAAAGGCCACCGCGGATGCTATTCAAAAAGATGCAAATGGTAATCCATTGGACATTGACACCATCGTCGATAATTTGGCACTGATTATGATACGAGCGCTGACGGGTAAAGATGCAAGTGGGAAGGACCTATCGATTCCTGATTGGAATACGGCCTCCATGTATGCAGTAGGTATACCGATTAACACTCCATGTGATGGCCCTGGTGGTGTGATACCTCTTTCCCAACAGTGCCTGTCTTTTCTGTATTCCAATCGTGATGCAAATTCGCGGCTGGGACCGACCTATACACTGCCTGCTGGACAGTATGGTCATGGGAAGGAGGGCTTCGCCAATCCATTGAAGAAGGGGGATGGCTTCGCCAACCCTTCTTTGGGTGAGGGCTTACCTTTTGGCAAGAAGAAGGAAGCATTTGCGAATCCTCCTACTCCGCAAAACAATACCTATAACTATCCTGGAACTACACTTGACCCAAATACAGAGGCAGGACTACGAACAGGTCAAACGCTAAGCTCGATTGGTGGAATTGAGAATGTCAAACAAACCTATGATCGAATCAATCGTACCGCCAATGACAATACCCTCTCCAATAATGCCCGCGCAACTGCTGTAAAACAGGCCTACAATGTGAACTTGCAGCCGCCTAGTGCCAATCGCATCACGGGAGCACCTCAGGTCTTTTCAGCAGCGGGCGGCAGATATGATCTTACCTTTGAAGAAGGGCAAGCACGGTGTGCTCAATTTGGAGCAACGGTTGCTACCACAGCACAATTGGAAGAGGCCCAGCGTAATGGTGCAAACTGGTGTACGAGTGGCTGGGTTGCAGAAAGACAAGGAAAATGGCCTATTACCACGGCTGTGGTGGGTGGATGCGGTGGAAGAACAGGCATTATCGAGTGGACCCCTGGTGCCCGAGCGGGTGTAAATTGTTATGGTCCCAAACCTGATATTGAAGACCCCGCTGCTCTAAATGGCACGATTCTACCTTTTAATGACCAGATGTGGAGTCAACCCCCCGCCAGTGACAAACCCACCTACCTCACCATTCCCTCAGGTTATTTAGAAACCACGGGACCTCAGCCCTCCTGTTTTGCAGGACTGTCCCCTGAGCAAGCCCAGACCACCTGTACGGCCCTGGGTGCAGCCTGTGCAGGATTCAGCTATTCCAAGAACGGCGATGGCAGTGGATGCTACAAAGGCAATCACAATGCGGGTATCAATGGTAATCTGAACTACATGGGCTATGTCAAAACACAGGCACCAGCCGTACCTGCAATCACGGCGGGACGAACCATTAAATTACAGTACAATCATGGTGAATGTTTGAACCTGGCGCAGATTCTCGTCTACAGCACGAAAGGTGGCGCGAATGTGATTACACCGAATACGAATGTGGTCAAATCCAGTGGCTATCAGGGTGACATCTATCCTTCAAGAAATTTTGTGGATGGCAAGGGTGCTACCTTTGTACACACCTCGTGCAATGATGTGCCCTGGATTCAAGTAGACCTCGGCTCTTCTATGCCTATCTACAAAATCGTAGTGGTCAATCGTGCGGACTGCTGTCAATTTCGTGTACTTGGCACCACCCTCTCGGTACTGGATGATAATAATGATACAATCTACATCTCCAATGCCATTTCAACCACCAATACAGTGTATACCTGGTTTCCTCCGAATCCCACAGTCAATGTGGATCTGCCTGAGGACATGCCCAAGCCGCAGCGCGATAGGAATGCGCCACCCCCTGGCTATGCACGAGGCCCGTGTCGACCAGGGTATTATGACCGTACTAAGGGTCATACCATGTGGTGGGGGTGCGGTGTCAACTGTCCAGGTGGTACCTATTTTACAGACGGTGCTTGCAACTGTGCGTGTATTCCGAATGCATCAGACCCATAGTCACACGATTCTTGATTGAATTCTTGATGATATGTACGAGTAGATGAATCTTATACGAGTAGATGAATCTTATACGAGTAGATGAATCTTATACGAGTAGATGAATCTTACACAAACCTCTATGGTCGATTTGTGTGAGATTATAATAATTACTTACTAGGATAACAATAGAATGTTCGCTAGGCTAGCAGGACTATCTGAGTCATTTGAATCTCAGGCAGCTCAAGCGAATCCGCACGTTTCTTATATTAATCAGCAGCAACAGTATTTTGATGCACTGCCTAATATTATACTATCAGGCTCTTCCGGTCTTAAAGGATTTGATAGTGCAATACAGACGGTGGATACTGTGGGAAGTCAGTATCAAGAATTTGCCGTGCCCGAGCCCAATTCTATTTTTATGCCAAGTGTGAGCCCTGATTTATCCGCCATGGCGCGTCAATGTGCTTCTTCCGATATTGATTCCCTCATCGCCACCAAACAGCCCGATTCCAGCATTGGTTGCGGCTGGTTGTATACTGCTCCCAATCCTGGTAGTCCCTATCCCGTGTTATCCAAAGGATTTGTTGGTACCAATGCCGCACCCATTAATTCATTCAATCCTCCTCCGTATAAAAAATGGTACTTTGACTTGCAAATGGCCAAGAAGCAAATGTTAATTGATAAGTGTAAAGCTTTAAAGGACTGTACGGAAGTAGACAGTGATATCTATCAAAGAGTATGTGGGTATTGTACAGACACCAATCAAGGTGTACCTATTAACAACACAGGGCGTCCTCTTTATGAATCGGATGCACGTGCCAATTGCAGCCCTGAATCCGTGGTGCGTTCCGCAGATAAATGTCCACCCCCCCCGCCGCCTGGCGCAGGACCACAACCCATTGTGGATCGAACCTGTAACCCTGTCAATGGTCGCTTGTCTTCGGAGTGCATGTATCGCCAGGTGATAGCGGGTGGATGCACCGATGGTGGAACACTGGCAACGGCACTACAAGGCTCACCTAATCCAAATGATTATTTGTCATCGGTGCGTGACAGTGATGCAGTAAAGCTTTATAATCGTGTGGCAAATCCTCCTCTGAATCTGGACATGTTTCGACAGGGGCAAACGACAGTCAGCGCGGTGCTACAGGAGATTCGACAGTTGTCCAGTAATACGTCCCAGTCCACCAATACCGCGATTGGTGCAGCGGCGCGTGATTTGTGTCTGCAACGGGGCGCGATTTCTAGTTATGATATCTGCTCTGAATTGTCCGATGGTTCCACTGCTCCGTTTGACTTGCCATGTTTACAGTCTATCTTCAGACAAATGGGTGGTCAACCCAAGGGTACCGCGTATCCGATGAATGCGAACATTGCTACCTATAACTCTATGGGTAATCTGGGGGCTGTGAAACAGTACTTCAATCAACTCTTATCACAAATGAACAGTAAGGATTATATAACACAGAGTACCGCCATGGTGAAATTCTTGGGCATTCAGCCTGAAGCCATGATTAATCGCGCTCCTTATACCCAGGGCGTTGAAGTCTTCTGGTTTATTCCGTCACAATGGGGCGATGTAGGCGCAGTCGGTGGTTTTCTCAAACGCACCATTGAACGTGATATTGTTCAGTATAACCCTCAACCCTCTCGCTTTTCTCAAATGGGGAATACCGCGAACGGTGCCTGGCTACAAGTAACGGATGTACGTGCACAGAGCGATGCCACTGTGCGCTATAAGGTCACGGTCGATGACGGGTTTTACATTACTACCAATCAGCCTACCAAATACGATTATGATGCACTGACCTATGGTAACAAAGACCTGCCTGGGCACTTTGCCAGTATGGTCTGGCAGGGACCGACCACGTATGTCTCCAACCAGCCTGCATCCTTTAAGGCCAGTGCACCCAATGCTGTTCGCATGTACTTCGTGGATGGTGGCGGCTGGGCCAGTTTTACGGTGGCCCCTTCTGCCATGAGTGGCGTGTCCCCGTTTCAACCCAAACTGTATTCGCTGATGTGTGAACCTCGCGCCCCCTTTCTCACCTATGAAGTGAATGTAAAATCGGGTGCATTTGAGGAGTTGCGTAACCCTGCCATCTTTTCGCGATTATTGCAGCAGAGTGGACTTGACGTACATACCCGCACGGATGAACGGACCGCGGTACCTGGAAAAAAGGGGTTTGCACGGATGTCACAGAATTCGATCATTAATATCAATAACATTGCTTTTCAAAGCTGGAAAACAATGACAGTAGTTCTACGATTTAACTCCATGCCTATCATGGAATCTATTATCAATATGGCAATGGGAGCGCCTAATACATTTTATTACAATCTGATTTTAAAACCATTGAATGGCAGTACACCGACAATTACTATCGAGTATAATGTTGGCAATGGTGATCAGCGGATGAATACCCCCTATGGATTTGCGCTCAATACATGGTATATGTTTACGATTTATAATAAGGGCACAGGAATTGATTTGCAATGCGCTCCCATCGATACTGTGGTAAAATCAAATGGTGCCTTAGCAGGTGCACAGATGAGTATTCGTGGAAATCAGCCATTATTCTTGGCCAATGGTACATGGAATCCCATTTCACCTGGACATAACAAGAATGCATGCAATGTGATGATTGGTTCGAATGGATTTCGTGGGGCATGGAAATCGATGTATGGAACGGCAGCCTTTTCCTATGACCTAGCATGGGTGCATTTCTTTGACACGGTGGTTACACAGGATGACTTGTCCCGTGAAGCCTCTGCCAACTGGATTTATACCCAGCAGCCGACGGGGCTTAATTCGTATAATGCATAGAGTGATTAATATAGGCGATACCCACTCATCCCCTGTGTAACAGGGTCGATGGTATATTCTCCAATAATATGTTCTAGTTCAAAATCACTGCGTCTATAAATATTAAACTGTAATCCACCTTTACCCTTGGTAGGATAAGAAAGATATTCTACATTGTTAATTGAAATAACTGCCATCATCATCGTCTTACTTGATGATTTCACTTTTGACAATACATCTTGTGATACGAGGGCCGAATGTTCCGTCATGAGTTGTCGCATCGCTCGTTCTGAATTATGATTGGATTGGTCCATGACCTGTTGTTCTTCTTTGAATAACATGGTGGTATCAATCTCATCCTGTAGCAAGTCTGGATGAAACATGAATTTTTGGCTACTACCTGTAATCTTGGTGCACTGTATAATGTCCGCTGGGTTTTTACCAATGTTATTGTCCGCTTCATTCAAATCACAGTCCACTGCACTCTCTTTCATGACTTTCAAGATTCCTGAATTAAACAAGTCTTTCTTCTTACTCACAATCAGTACATTCTGGTCCGATGTAATTGCGTTATCCTTGTTTAAAATTTGCATGTCTATCTTGTTGGGTTGATGAATTTGGTCTTCGGAAAAGACAGTATAGTAGGTATAAATATCGACCGTGCGTTGGTCATAAGGCAGGTCCTTGTGAGAACAAATACGAATGGCGCGACCTTTGACTTGCTCGAGGCGAACGGTATTCCAGTAGGGCTCCATAATATGAACCGAGCGACAGCATTTAAGGGATATACCTTCTGCACCAGCACCTGTAATACCGATAACCCAGCAAATATCGCCATATTGATTTCGTTTCTCTGTATATTTCTCTAAGCTAGACCGCATGGATTCAGGTAATTTATCAAAGTTACCGTTAAAAATATTAAGAATAAGGCCACGACGTTCTTTGGAGCCTTCTCCTGTAAACAGGATAAACCGTTTGTCTCCTGGGCCTTTTTCGAAGGATTGTCGTGTTTCTTCAGAAAAGGAGGGGTTGATATCGGTTCCTACAATTTGAATCTCTACAAAGCCATTCGCTTTCAAGGCCAGACCCAGTACTCCTAGCCCTTCTACGGTTTTAAATTGAGAGTAAACGAGATTACTTCCCTTTGATGCATTAATGTTACGTAGCATTTTATCCAGTTTGGTCGAATAATTTTCCAGGCGTGATTCAAGATTGGGGGAATCCAACATTAGATATTTCTCCTTGAGTCGAAATAGTTTGTCCATGGCTTCAATGATGCGCACTTTATAGGGCTTTACAGAAATAGAAGGTGCTTCTTCTTTTTCTTCAGATTCTTCTTCAAGAATGGCTTTTTGTCGTGCTTCTTGTTCCGCTTTTTGTTTGGCTTCTAATGCCGCTTTAAAAGATGCACTGGTAGGTGCTACTTTTTTGGGACGGGGAGCTGCAAGAGCAGGAGCAGGAGCAGGAGCAGAAGCAGGAGCAGAAGCAGGAGCAGGAAGAAGAGCAGCTGCTTTAGCGGCTTCTAATGACGCTTTAAAAGAAGCACTGGTAGGTGCTACTTTCTTGGGACGGGGAGCAGGAACAATAGTTGGAGCAGCTGGTTCTACCGCCATTGCTGCTACAGACGGTGCTGTAATAGAAGGTGCTGTAATAGACGGTTCAGCTGCCATTGCTGCTACAGACGGTACTGTAATAGAAGGTGCTGCTACAGACGGTTCTGCAACAGAAGGCTTTGCAGTTAATTTCTTACCAAGTTGTTTTGTAGTTCCAATTTTTGTTAGATTGATTTTGCTACTTTCGGATGAACCACCTGTGACTGGGTTCTCGTTTTCGTCTTCCTCTCCCTCTTCCTCATCCTCTTCTTCCTCTTCTTCCTCTTCCTCATCCTCTTCTTCCTCTTCCTCTTCTTCCTCATCCTCTTCTTCCTCATCCTCTTCTTCCTCTTCCTCTTCTTCCTCTTCCTTGTCTCCACCTTCTTGCAATGGGGTGGCCTCTGCAGAAGGAACTGCTTCAGAAGGAACGGCTTCATCAGGGTTGGCTATATCTTCAATTTCCTGTTCTTCTTGTTCTACTGCTTTTTCAAGAGCGATATCCTCATCAGGCACAATAAATTCCGCCTCAGCGACATCTGTATGTTCTACTTCTGCTATTTCATCTGTTTCTTCTATCGAATTTGGAAAGGGACGCGGAATGGCAGTAGGAAATGAAAAATTACAGATGGCACGACTGCGAAACCGATAGCTCGATGGATTCTTCATCTTGGCAAAGATTTCAACCGCACTAAATTTATCACCCGCCTCCTGTTGTTTTCCCTTTTCACCTTCAATCTCCCGTTTACGCTCCACTGTATATGCATTTAACATAAAATCACTCATTGGACATTTGACTTCTTCATCCGTGGTGACCTGCGGCATGAACTCTTTTTTGGAACCTGCATAATAAGAAATTAATCCTGTCAGGCGCTTTTTTAACACCAACTTACTACGAATAGGGGACCGCATTTCTTCATCTTTGTGGTCTTCGATAGGATTCTTATTAATAAATTTATCCATAAACTCTTCTTCATCAATGGGTAAACGGGAATAAGAGACATATTCAGGCTCACTCAGCGATATACTCTTGGGTCTCAAAATTGCCGCCAGTTTATCTTTCAAGCGTTCATACACTTGCTGGACTCCATCCTGTGCGTCAGGATTGTAATGTACACCGAGGAATTGATTATTATCATCCAGTACCTTTTCATATCCTTCATTGAACAGTGTAATTAGAATCACTTTCTTTTGGTCTGCTGCTCTCACGTCAATCATATCTACGCGTAGTTCTTGGTCAATGACTTTTTTGCACTGTGCAATCAGGGCTTCGTTCGTGGTCGATATGGAGAGACGAATGGCTTCCGTGTAACCTGCGAGAATGTTGGCAGTAATACCCAGTTCGTCTGGGAAGTTAATGATGGGGGTACCTGACAGTGCAATGATTTTACTGTTTCGAGCATCCGTCAGCAATTTGTAAAAGAGGTAGGCACGCTTGTAGTTGGTAGATTTATTACACAGGGTTGGTTCCCATTTGCCTGGTACCACGGGCTCTACATCAATCAGACGCTTGCGTCCCTTTCGTTTCACCGTGTAAGGCAGAATTTCTCCCTGCATCAGACGCGACAGATTGTGAAACTCGTCAATCACAATGATTTTATTGTCAAACATACGCTCGCCCGTTTCAGGGTTAGCTTCACAGGCATATTGTTTAAGGGTTTTGGCAAGAATACCATTGTAATTAATGAATGTAATGCGTTCTTCAATCGTGGCAATGAGTTGTTCACGGATGTCGTCACGCTCTTGCTGGTCCAATGCACTGTAATTGGAAGGTTGGGTGAAATCTGGTACCCAAATCACGCGACGGTTACCTTCAGGTCGACGTAAGATGCCGTTAATGTACTTTTCAGGGAGAGAGAGGACGGAGTGTGCATAATGATACACCGTGGAGCCACCGTTGGTAAAGGGCAGTGAAATCCAGTGATTGTTCAGGTTGAAATGCTTAAAGCCGCAAAAGGAGATTTCGGAGATAAAATTGTTGCGTAGGGAGAATGGAGTCATGACAACAATTTTTTTATTGGATGTACCATAAATGGCTTCTGCGGCGGCAATGGCACTGCATGTTTTTCCTGAGCCGAGACCGTGATAGACCAGGATACCACGATAAGGAGCAGCCACGCGAATGTATTCACGAATAAACTGTTGGTACAAGAAAGCTTCTACAGCGCCATCGCCAGATCTTTCCAGCTTGGCACAGGCTTCGCGGTCAAATTCACCAATCGGTTTTGGAAGTAGGCGGAATTGTTGATAGTTTTCTTTAATGAAGTTATAAAAACTGCGACGTGTTTGGGGAATGTAGAGTTCGGTCTGGGTACGATAGGGGTCGGCAGTGATAATCTCATGCTGGGCTTTTCGATACTCTTTGAATTCTTCTGGGAGAACTGTGTCAAAATTATACTCGATCTTCTCGTCGAGTTTATCTTGTCGAAGATTATAATCACTGTCTGTAACAACAGAAGCTGCCTTGGACTTTTTGATGGGCACTGATGCTGCAGTTGCTGCAGTTGCTGCTACAGTAGAGGCAATCACCTGTTTCTTTCTTTTTATAGGAACCACAGTAGATGCCTCTTGTTTTTCTTCCATGCCCTTAAATGGTTGAAGGCTAGGCTCTAATGTACCAGGTTTCTCACCAAATGCCATACGTTGCTGTTCCGTAATGAAAATTATACTTTTCGATGGCTTTGGAATAACACCTCGTTGAATTTTTGGCAGAGCACCTTTTGGCTGCACGATAGAAGGATTTGATGCCATCTAGTATCTACTAAGAAACAATAGTCGCTATATTATCACATAATGACTATCATATGTATCTGGCAAAGACAATCCGTAATGGCGTATCACACTGTGCTATGCGTAACAATGTGCTATGCGTAACAATGTGCTATGCGTAACAATGTGCTATGCGTAACAATGTGCTATGCGTAACAGTGTGCTATGCGTAACAGTGTGCTACGCTTAACAGTGTGCTACGAAGTGCTTCTGGTTTTGGTCCTGGGAAGGAAAGCAGGGTGTTTTTAACTTATAAAACGTATCAAACGGCGGTAAATAAGGATTGGTCGTATTATTGATAGAAGGATTCTCATTCTCTACACTAGGTCCATTCGTGTTTGCACAATAGCATTCAGGCTGAATAACATAGGATTCCACCATCGCACCAGGCACACCACAGGATTGTTTACCTGCCTGTTGTAGCATGATTTGCTCCGAGGAGTAGACTTGCGAAGCAGACCCAGAGGCACCTGCATAGACATTAGGGTAGCGCTGGGTAGAGCCTGTCATAATGGCGGCATCTTTGCCCTGACCGCCATACGAGCATTCGCCACTGCCATTCGTGGTGGGGCAACCCACTATCGTTTGTGTCGGAATATTACCTTTGATGTACGTGGATGATTGAATCTGATTCTTCCAGGTTAATGTACTGGAATCAACCGTTTGGCTGCGATGAATGTATCGTGTATGCTGTTTTTGCAGTAATTTGGTAATTTGACTGGCATCCATTCTAGAGACTACTAGACTATAGAAGGAATATAAACCATATTAATCTTTGTAAAAATAGTAACGAGGATGGAGTTGACAGCAATTGGTATTGAATACATCGATGGACGTGTGGAATATGTAACGGTGTTGTATGGTGTTTCTGAATGGGTACTACAGGAGCATCTTCGGACTCGCGATCACGTCATCGAATTCATTCGAATGGGTAATCGCGATAGTTTTGAAGTGATTGAAGAGTTGGAATTGCTACCTGAAGACTATGTGGCGGCAACCGTTGTCACCGATATGACTACATTTTTCCAGTTGCCAGACTATGGACATTTTTATTTGTTTACGATGGATGGGTCGTGGAAGAAACGGTAGAACTAGGGCTTGCGTAAGCCCTTAGGGTGTGTTCCCCATCTTCTCCAATGTCACACGCACCGAATCCTTGATATGCATCACATTCGGATACAGACTCTCCAGTCGTGTCGTATCCAAATAATTGTTCGAACGCCCCGCTGCTAAAATTTCAGCTTGCTCTTCCAGGGTGAAATTTTGCCACGTACATGCTGGATTTACATACTCCTTATACAGTTCAAGAATCTCATTATGAGTAATAAGACCAGGGTTGGTCAGATTGATAGTGCCCGTTACTTTCTTCTCTGCCATGTCAATCATCAGTGGCAGGAGCTCATCCAAGCAGGACATGGAATTGGGTACCGAGCAGATTTTAGCATATTTGGTAATCTTTTTGATAAAATTACGCGAGCTAAAATCGGACGTAATCGGCATGCGAATGCGTACATTCAGGGCACTATCTTCAAACAAGTGCATTAGGCGGTCCATGTAGCCCTTGACAATGGAATAAGAGGACCCAAAAAAATTGGGCACATCCTCCTCTGTAAAGCCATTCTCTTCTTCGCCATAGGAGTGTGCATTGTCATATTCAAAAATACAGCCTGTGCCCATATACGTATAGTGTGCACCGTGTTTTTTGGCCAAAATAGCGAGCACCAGCGGGGAATATAGATTGTCACGGACATTCTCCTTCAACTTTCCAGGTTGCTCCAGATAATCAATTGTGGTAAAGGCGGTATCCCCTACCTTGCCGTGAGTGCGCCCAATCATGGACATGATATGTGTGGGCTTTACCGCGAGAATCTCTTCTTCTAGTCCCGCCTGGTCTTCTGCACGAACTTGGCCGACGATAACTAGATGACCTAGAAGAAGTGCACGGAGTTGCTCGCCAATCCATCCATGTGCGCCATAGAGTAGTACTTTCATGTTATGTTGTTATGTAGCGAATATCTTTATATTCTGGTTAGTATTCCATCGAGACACGAGGGCGAGCATGAACGGGTTTTTTATAGGGTTTTTGTTCAGCGGGAAAGTTATTTTGTATAACGACTGGATGGCACGGTGGTGTAAATGGTGGTGCAGAGGCTTGTAAGGTAGAAGGTACTTTCTCTTCGTATGCTTTGGATGACGATACAGCTGGTGCAGGCGTAGCTGGCGCAGGCGCTTGCGCTTGCGCCTCCAGCAGCTCTAGTGCCAACCGTGACGCCTCTTGTTCTGCTACCTTCTTGTTCCGCGCCGTCGACGTTGTCAATACCACATCATTCGGGTCCAACACGCCAATCAGGAATACACGGTCATGCGGCGGACCCGATACAGCAATCTCCTTGTACCGAGGTGGTACATGATACATGGCCTGAAATTTACGTAGAAGTTGGTCCTTGTAGTTTGTATCTTCAATGATAATCTGTACAAAGTCAATGTGTTTTTCAATAATGCGAATCAGGAAATCATTACACTGCTGTAACCCACGACCCACGTCTTCTTCTTGCAAATACATGGCCCCAAACCAGGCTTCAAACATGGACCCCATAATACGTAAATTACTACGACCCTCACACACTTCTTCCATATGGCGACTAAGAATAATCCATGGACCCATACCCACTTCTTTGGCCAATTGGCCCAACTGTTTGTTGTTGACAATCCGAGAGAGAATGCGAGTCAAGAATCCCTCTCCCTGCCCTGGATACCGCTTGGCAACATAGGAGGAAATAATCAGACCCAGTACACGGTCACCCAAATACTCTAGCTCTTCATTGTCACATCGTCGTAGCGGCATACAGTCTTCAGGGCGCGGTGCAATTACAATCTCTTCACCATATTCTGCCTGCTCCTGCCAAATTTCAGGACGGTCTACATAGGACTTGTGGCAACACGCCTGTGCAAAGAGATTGAAATTATTAATACGCCCTTTCCATCCATATCGTTTAAGAATCGGGATCGCATCCGAGGGAGTAAGTTCCCGATTCTTTGCATTCCAAGGATTAAAGATTTTGGTATTGCCTGATTGAATCACTGTATTCATCTATGTTTTCTTATATAATAATCGTATCTATTGTTTATATTCTGTCTACTGTCTGCTGTCAAATTTATTGAAATTGAGATGTGTTATCTATCTATTAATTTTCATCCCGTGTGATAGGTATGGAGAACTTGGACGAAATAAAACAAGGAGGTGGAAGGGTAATCGATGTGGGTGATGATATTTATAATATCGATGCAGATAAATCTGTGAATCTTGGATTTAAAAGCAGGAATGAATTCCTTAAAACATTTGGGGATGATGCCAGGACCGAACTATTGCTTTTAAAATACCTACCGCTAAAGCTTCATCGAAAGATTGAGTTTAAGGGAAAACAGGGCAGCCAAGATAAGGAAGATTTACTCCAAATCCTTAAGACACGTCTCAAATCATTACATAACTCAAAAGAGTTTAGTAGCTCTGTGTTAAAAAATACAGTATTTCAAAAATATTATCAGAATATTCTGCTACTAATCAATAAGATTGAAGACCCTGACTTGGAGAAACCTTCGGATATCACTACGAAATGCGAGAAGGATGTAGAGTATACAAAGAAAATCAGTAATGTGGATAAGGATGACCATGAAGAAGTTATCTTTAAAAAGATAATTGGTCTCGCCTGGTATCTGTTAAATCCTGAACGGGTTCCAAAAGAGATACAGTGTGAATGGGCCGATATTATACAGAACTTGGACACCGTTCGCATTGAAGATATTGTAAAACAGTTAAAAACGATTGAGACAGAGAAGGGGAAATTGGTGACGGACAACCCATTGAATTACTTTAAAAGTATACAGGTAAGGAATTTGAAAAATACTCCTGACATCAAAGATGCGGGTGAGCGTATCAAAGGTATGGTTCGAAACAGCGATGGTTCTTATCAACGGGTAAAGAATCACTTAATGCGCCTAATACTTCTGTTAGAAATGAAGAAATATCTTAAAAAACCGGCAGATACCACTCTGCGTATGATTACAAATGCCGACTATCAACGATTTGCGCATCAGATGACAGATAATCCATTTTCTCCTCCTTCGCCTCCTACTGTCACTCCTAGTATGAAAAAACTATACTCTGTCATGGGTGGAGGGGCGGAGCCTTTGTCCGATGCTGCATTAAAAATATTTAATAAATCACTCTATGCTGCAATGACGCCCTTGTATGACCATCTTAAAACGCTCTATAATCCTGTCTATGGTTATCTCTACCATGCCACCAAAAAGATTACCTCGACCAATCACAACAATAATACCAGGCGTGCGATGATTCCCGAGTTACTGCAATTACTGTATGTTACTACTAAAATATCAGAAAAAATCGTAAAGAATGATAATAGTCATTATGGTATCTATCACATTACACACATGAGTGCATCGGTACTTTCATTTATTAAGAGCCACTTTAAACAGATTCAGGAAAAGGTAACACGGATTGTTGGTAATTCCAAGAATGATTCTGAAAAAACAGTATTCTTAACACAGGTAATTGAACTGCCAGAGGTACGGCTATCCTCCATCATCACAAATACAGGAGGTACCCCCGTTTCCACCGAACAACCTGTGTATATGCAGTTTCTGATGCTGAATGAAAATATGACAATTCCTACGAGGGATACTTTTCTAAAAGAAGATACATTGAAACGAACCGAAGACACCTACGATGCACTGACCGACTTCATTAAAGAAAATGAACTATATGTGCTATGTACCCCTGAACGAGGTGTAGTATCATGTGATGAACATGGCTGTGGAGTAGTACTGTCTGATATTCCTATGAACATCTTTGAGATTGATTTTCAACAGGTAGACATCGATGGTCCAGATATCATCATCGATGAGCTATCCGACCATTACTTCAGGCGCCCTCTGACACAAATAACAGAATTTAATTTTGATAGATTGGTGCAGTTGGAGTTACAGAAGATATATACCAACTCCGAGTTGGTACTGAGTATTTTTATTATGTCTAAAGAACTTATGCCCAAATAGAATGAGCTCGTCGCATAATCCTTCGATCCACGCCGAGGAGAATAAGCCGCGCTCCTCCACCTCTAATTTTGCATTCAATCGTGTCTTTTTAAAGTTGAAATATAGCTTTTATAGTGCACTCGTCTTCTTTTTATTTGCAAATCCCGAGACCTCCATTGTTTTTCAGCGTTTTTTTGGGCATATGGTTACCTTTGTTACATCCCATGGTGCTCCCACCATTCATGGCATTTTCATAAATACAGCTCTCTTCTTTGTTACCATGTTTGGCCTAATGTTGCTTCCTAGTGAATAAGGGCCCTTGTAAGAAGGCGCTCCTGGTCGACAGAGTAGGTCAGTCCTTTGTATTTCCCCTTAAAAATTATCATTTGGGTTATCATCTCTGCACTCGTGACACTGTATTCTTTCTTTATAAGATGAAAATAGAGTCCAGTATATTTGATTTTATCCTGATTTGAAAAGACAGGATTCCAGCCACCAGGTGGGATATGCTCCTGTACATGTTCTTGTAGGGGTGACCAAAATATCATAATTATTTCTATTATGATATGTAATATGAGACTATATACCTATCGTGTGTAAGGTTTATGCTCTATTGATAGATAATATTATTCATAGATAGAATGAAACCTTCTATCATTTTGATGATACTCTTTGTATTGCTGGTATTACTGTATGTATACAACAATTCATTGGATGGCTTTGCATTGGAGGGCTTCGCTTCTGCCAAAACTCTTGTTATCTGTAAAGCGGACTGGTGTGGTCACTGCAAAAAAGCCGCTCCTGAATTTGATAAACTGATGTCTGCCTCTCCAATTACATTAAAAGATGGAAGTAAAGTGAATGTTACCATACTAGACGCAGACAAAGACAAAGAGGAACTTAGCAAGTACAAGATTAAGGGATTCCCTACGATTTTAGTGGTGGATGGTAGCAATACCACAGAGTATCCGGGTGAGAGAACAAGTGACGGTGTGATTGAGTTTTTGAATAGTAATTACTAAACAACTAGTCTAAACTATCCGTGATACTAGATATTATATTTATCTGGTATCATTGATGTATTCCATTCAAACAGATCGGTCACAGAATCACAGTCTTATCTATTATGATCGATATGCGCAGACTGTCGCCGATGCTCTTTATCAACTACAGCGTATTTCAAATACTATGATTTGTTATCGACAGTATATTCCAATTGTACTACATTCGGAGGATATTCTACTTGATTACCGTGTAGAAGAGGACCTTGCCTACATTACCATTCCTTTGGAGTGTACCTGTGTCACGAACATTCGAAACAATCGAGGATGTAAAATGGTAATGTACTATCAGGATTTGCATACACCGATGAAAGAAGTGAATGTCACCCCTCGCATGTATGTGAGGCCTGGTACGACCATTATTGTGTACACACGAGCTCTCACGAATCTGGTAGTTACAATGGATGTATTTATCTCAACGCCGATGGCGAACCTATAAATTATGAAAATGAATGCCGCCGTTTCACGATGGGTCGCTCTTGAATGTACTGTATCACTGCCTTTTTCCCTTTTTGAATAATACTGTCTTTGGTAGCCTCATCGAATGAGAACTCCATAATATTGACATCCCCCAATTGAATATGGATACAGCTGGCATCATACATGGTGGACTCCAGATTTAGTTTTTGCATGTAGAGAATGTTCACAGGGCGCATCAGGAGCTCATCCAGCTCTAACTCCATCAGGTTATCTTTTCGCTCTACCGAGGTGCGAATCAGAATACTGATGGTTCTCGCATGTTCTTCCTTCGGTAGCACAAAGAGGGGATAGTTGCTAATCACGGCACCATCTGCAAAATAATGCCCTGTTTGAGGACAGAGAAATGGCTGAAAATAGTACGGGACGGTCATGGAGGCACGCACAGCATCACCAATGCGATAGGTGGGAGTATCGATGTGACTAAAGGTGATGGGTGCCGCTTCATTCAAATCGGTGGCAATGACACGCAAGGAGATGCCAAAGCGGTCATAACATTCCTTAAAGGTAAAATCCGAAGAGAACCCTTTTACATGCAGGCAGGCTTGAATCATGCGATGGAGTCTGTCGCCTGTATCCATGCCAAAATGGACAATCCATCCCGGAATTGAATCGACCTCTTTGATATTTGTAAAGTCAAATCGTACACAGAAATCATACAATTCTTCCAGCGTGTATCCCACACAGATGCACATGGCCACGAACGCACCTGCCGAGACTCCCATCCACTCTTTGATGACATTCACTGGTATATGTTTGGATAATTCAAGCAAAGCCCCTACATGCGCCATGGCACAGATACCGCCACCTGAGAGATAGATACGATGCGGTAACATCGTGTTACATACTGTTGAATGGTACATGGGTCTTAGACTACATGATGTCGAGTGATAACGGCGTGCTTTTATAACACTCTTTAGGATAATATGAGTGACGCGACTCCGCAATTGGACCCCTCAGAGCTCTATGACAAACGGAAATCCAAAGATGCCTCTCGTCTTCGCGCCTACAACAAAATCCTCGAACAAATCTACAATCGCATCCGCGTCCTGTCGAAACTGCCCAATTCGCCCTGCTATTTGCTCTATACGGTTCCACCATTTATTTTTGGCTTACCCAAGATTGACATGGAAGACTGTGTCATTTATATTATTTATCAGCTGCGGCACTCCAAATACGATGTGCGGTATACGCCGCCCAACATGCTGTACATCTCCTGGATTCATCATGAGCAGTCTTATATTGTACAACAGTCTCCTATTATGGCGGCCATGCTGGAATCAGCGGAGCGAACACAGGCAGAGACGGAGCGGAATGAAAAGGAGGCGGCACGACTGTTGTATGGTCGTAAATCCCAGCGAAAGGTACAGATTCAGACACCTGGGTCACACCAAAGGCCTCCCTCTATGGCTTATCAAAAACCGCCTCCCTCCATGGCGCAACGAGGGGGCGCTCTACCCACGGCAGCCATTCATACGGTTCTAAATCGCCCTCTGTCTAACCCCGTTGCAGGTCCCCCGCCACTCTCTGCGGCGGACTATGTACCATCCACCACATTTTTACAAACCATGACGAATCCTCAAAACACAGTGATGCAACCAACATCAGGCGCGGACTATGTAAAGCGACCGATGATTTAAAGCAGCCGATGATATAGAATACACTACATGATAAATATATACAAAATACGATTTTATGCATTCTTATTTGGATGCATTGGCGCTCGGTCACTATTTACGGCAGTAAGTGCATTTTCTTCAGGCTGGTTTCTGCGTATACTCGGTATGTTTGCTTTACTACCTGTGGTGGGTTGGTTCTATATTATTTTTATTGGCAAGCGCGACACAGGGCTTGAAGTCTTTGGAGAGAGCATCTGGTGGAAATCATTGCGACCGATTCATATGTTATTATGGGCTTTCTTTGCTTATTTGGCAATTATAGGTAGTCCGCGTGCATGGATGATATTGGCCGTCGATACTGTATTTGGACTGTCTGCGTTTTTGATTCATCATTGGCGTGAAGGCAATTTGCCAATGATGTTGAAATGAAGCAAATGCATGTTACGCATGTAGCAACTCATGCAATCGCTTCGACACTACAGGTCCTACTTTTCGATTGCCTACCTTCACTTGCTCCACTTCTTTGACAGGCGCCTCCATCACACCTCGCAATGAGCCAAACACGGCGATGAGTGCTTCTGCCATCTTGACGGATAGTCCAGGACATTGA